CCGGTTCAGTTCCTGTATCTGGCTTGAAACCCGGTTCAGTTCCTGTATCTGGCTTTACACCCGGTTCAGTTCCTGTATCAGGCTTTACACCCGGAGGAGGTTCGACACTCGGAGGAGGCGTACCATCTGGCCTAATTACAGGCTCTACAGGCTTTACAGGTTCTACTACAGGCTCTACAGGTTTAACAGGCTCTACTGCCGGTTCTACAGGCTCAGGAATTGGAGGTTCTGGTGTAGGCGTGGGTGTTATAGGCTCTACTACCGGAGGTTGGGTAACAGGCGATGGAGTACCGTCCGGATTTATAGCAGGTCCAGGCTCTGGAACACGTGTCGGTGGCTCCGGTGTAGGCGGCACCGACGGTGTCGGCGCTGGAGGCGTCGGAATCGGTATTACCGGCGGGGCTGGCTCTACTGGTGTGGCTGGTGTAGTGGGCGTTCCCGGCACAACTGGCCTGTAAGGAACAAAGTCCGGTAATTTTGGCCTAGACGGCGGTGTAGGTGCAGGCTCCACTGCTGGAGTCGTAGCAGGAGCATCCGGTGACACCAATGGTGTAACGTCAGGTGGCACAAACCCTTTTACGCTAGGATTACCGCTAGCATCATATAGCGTTCCGGATTTGTCTACATACAAACCAGTGTTTCTGCCATTTTGGGCCACCAATTGCCCATCTTTGTCAATCGACTCACCGGCTGATATAGTATTACCCGGTACGTAATATTGCAGTACATCCAAAGGTTTTAATTCGGTATTAGTACTGGATATTTTAGCTAATTCTGTTTTCCATTTGTTCAGCATTATTTCATCTTCGCCGGTATCTTCATTACCCGGTACGAATAATAGACCGATCGGAATTGAATCAGCAATGCTTGTGAGTCCAGCTCTAATGAGTGTCTGTTTAGCGGATTCAGTGGCCAGGCTTCTCAAGAAAAGAGGGTCTTTAGCTGCAGCTTCTGTTATAAATTGAGCCGCTTTTCTCTCGGCCATCCTTGTTAATTCTTGAATTACTTCTGCATCAATAGGCGCTTGGAATGCTAAGTCTACTTTAACCGATGGGTCTTTATACGCGGCATCGATTAAACTGTTAAGTTTAGGATCAGTAGTAGAAGGAGTAGTGTCAATTTGGTTTGGTGGCCGTAAAACAACGAAATCCGACGCATCTGGAAGAGGGTCTGGATAATGCGACCGTTCTACGATAGTCACTGGATTCTTGTTAGAACCTGCGCTATTTCCTACTTGCACCGCGTTAGTAATAATAGCCGGAGCAGCGTTTTTAATTGCTTCGCCAACATCACCACCATTGATGAGAGTCTGAGTAGCGATATTAGATGCATTACCCGCAGCAGCAGCGGCTGTAGCTATAAGTTTAGGATCGGCCCCTTTCATAGCATCGAGAATTAAATTCTGAGCTTGGGTACCGGCATATTGGCCAGCTAAGCTGGTAGCCGCATTTTCTAAAGCGTTAGGATCGCCGAGTGCAGCACCAGTAACACCTACAGTAAGGGCGTTAGCTAACATATTACTGACTTGTTGTGTGCTTGTATTGGTCGCACTGGCAATCGCGGCCAGTTTATCCGGGCTAATACCAACCCTATTCATGATTTCAGCAGAATTGCCTGAAACTGCTGGACCAACTGCACCCACTAATGCTGCTTGTCCTACGTCACCACCAAAAAGTGATGATTTAACCACATTTTGTATTACACCAGAAATCATACTTACACCGGTGGCACCAATAGTCTGGAGGAGTGTTACGGCTGGCAAGCCCATTGTAAATGCCGTAGGAGCTACCGCAGCGGTAACTTGAATGCCACCGATGGCACTATTTAACATCCCACCTAATTGCGGAGCAAAAACCATCGATGCCATTTGAATAAAAGGCATAAGCTCTTGAAGCTGCCCTGTAGCGCCAGCGTGGTGTACTCGTTCTCCTTCGTAATAATTAACTATAGGTTCTTTATTCTCGTTAAGAACAGGAGAAAGAACCCCATCAGCACCTGCTTTGTACAAAACACCGGCGTGGGCGGTGGCTTTATTAGCACCCACATTTTCAATAGCATTAGCTACGTAATAAAGGTCTTTCGTCTTGTCTGAAATGTCTGCATACAGAGTTTTTGTATCTAATGCTTTAACAAATTCTTTTGTTTTCGGGTCTATCCTTGCTAGATAAGTTTCGCCAGTGATTGGGTTTGTAAACTCGGCAGAATTTACTGCCGTTGGTTTTTCAACTTGGTTATAAGCGTACCCAGCAGGAACAAATTTTATCGGCATGGTGTAGCTATCGCCATCAAGTCCTATTTGTTTCGCTGCTGTTAAATAATCATCGTTCGTTGCCTCTTGGCCTTTTGTATTTACTATTCCTGTCTTGTAGTTTCCTATTGAACCAGTGCTCATGTCCATGTAGGTGCCTGTACTTAGACCAAGTATAGCTGGCCCTTGTAAAAGAAGAGCGCTATCTGACATCATGTTCCAGCCGTCCTGAGCAAACGCTGCTCTAGCTTTTCCATTGCCTTTTACGTTATTACCATATCTAGAAATTATTGAATCAAATTTGTCTCTGTTAAGTAGAGGTAATCCTGTTATTGGGTCGACATTAGAAAATAAATTAGGGTCGCCACCTGTGAGTGCTAATTGTTTTGCTTTTGCCGAAATTGGTGTTTCTGGTGTAGATACTTCAGTACCTTTAAATTCAATGCCGTCAAAGTACGGAGTTATTTTGCTTTTTACGTCATCCGTAAAACCACCGACATCGATTAACTTATTAAAATCATCGTACAGTGTTTTCGTGGCGAGCACATCCTTAGCACTGGAAACATCTGAAAGATTCTCTCTAAATTGCTTGGCATATCCGACAACGTCACCAGCATAAGCATTATATGTTTCAAGATCAGGCGCAATGTCGTTCATCGCAGTGTCGTAATTGCTTTGAGCGGTCTGTACAAGACCATCTTTTTCCTGCACCACTTTATCTTGAGCTTCAATCACTTTTGTCGCTGCGTTAGAAAGGGACTCTTCTAGAGTGCCTAATGTAGAACCATTAGCATCAGCAGTTTTTAACGCCACAGTGACTTGTGGCGCATATGCCTCAACTGCTCTGTTTTCAGCAGAATTAACATCTGCCTGTGCATTATCTACCGCTTTCTGTACTGTCGCTCTAGCAGTATCTTTGGCTGCAACAGCAGCGGATTCCGTAGAATCACGCAAATCTCTCGTACTGCTTACAGCAGCTTCAGCAGTATCACGTAATGTCTGACGAGTGCTTTCTTCTTTATCTCTTGCCGTGTTAAATTCAGTCTCTGCAGTGTCTCGTGCTGTCCTTGCTTTATTCTCGGCTTCATTTCTAACACGTTCTACCTCTCTTTCAGCATTAGAAACGGCATTTTCTTGATCTTGACGCTTTCTGCTTGCTTCATTACCTGCTTTATCTCTTGCTTTATCTACTTCTTCTCTGGCTTTTTGGGCAGCGTCATCAGCGTTATCTTTTTCACGAACTGCAGAATCCCAAGATGATCCTGAGCGATCGCCGTTCCAATCATCTAATTTCCGTTCTTTGTCGCGCAGTTCATTCTGCTTGTTATTATGTGTGTTTACAGCGTTCTTATAGCCGTCATTATCCCTCAAATACTGACCTGAACTTTCGAAGTTTTTAATCTCTTCGAGTTTTTTATTAGCATTGTTGAACGTATCTACTCTGGACTTGTAGTCATCACTATCTTGGAGATATTTTTGTTCGTCTAAATAAACCTTAGCGTTACTATACTTTTCGGTAGCGTTCTTGTAGTTCTTGAGCTTGGTTTGATAATCCGAATTTTCTTTAATGTAATTTTGATTATCGAAAAAATGGACCGCATCGTTGTGTTTTTTATTAGCCTGACCTGCTGTTTCCAAAGCGGCTTTGTATGTGTCATTATCTTCGAACCATCTATTCGAGTTTATAATCGCATAAACGTCGTCATATTTCTTTTTAGCATCTTTGTAACCAGAATTACTGTCTAAGAAGCTTCTTGAATCTAAATTACTTTTTAATTTATTGTATTCTTCTAATGATTTGTTGTGTTTGTCTTTTAAAGTTTTATAAGAATCAACATCTAAGTATTTTTTGCTTTCGTGATCGGATCTAAGGCCAGTTAATTTTTTAGATTCTTCTTCCTGTATCGATTTTAACTTGGCTATGCCTTCTTCAAGAGTCTTCAGGCTGCCTTTGCCAGTGTTGTATTTAGACAGAGCCTCCTTTGCCTTAGTAACGGCATTTTTAATATCATCGAGTTTAGGTAAACCAGCTACTGCCATTTAATCACCCTCACCGGCGTTCATAATACCCACTAACATCTGCGCCCAATCATACCAATTTTCGAATTGATAAGGGTCAGGAACTGCTTCATTTGTAAATACGTCAATTCCCTTTAAGCCAACAGCCCACCCTTGCCATGTGGTGTCATGGATAGGAATTTCTAAATTCTGGGCACCAAACTGCTCGACCATCAGACATGCCCAAGATTCGAATGTGTGGAACCGTGGGTCGTATATTACTCCGATGCCAGCCATTAATAGCCCCTTACGTCACCAACATCGGCGCTGAGCAAAAGCTTACCTAACTGATAATTACCACCCTGTACATTTGATACAAACCGGAGTCTAAGTTCTCTACGTTGTTCACGCATGTCGATTTTGTGCGTGGTGGAATCAAAAACATAAGGATCAGATGTATAGTCATCAGCTTGCGCATAAGGACGTCCGACCACATACAATTCCATGCTATTAGTCATTATGAAATCAGGCTCCACTCGCTCAATTCTGAGCCAGTTGTTTCCGCCTACCGGCGAATTTTCTGACGGACCACCAGCCACCCATCCGAGATCACTAGTCTCAAATGAAGATTCGATAGCCACAACAGTTGAACCTAAAACTGCATCAACACCAATTTCATGCTGCCACAAAGAAACATATGACATTATATAATCTACAGTAAAACTGAATCCGGTGCCGCCTGTGATCGCCGCAGTGCACACATTACCTACTACATAGCCAGACCCCCGGGTGGTGACAGTTATCGAAGTAACCACTCCCCCAGCCACCACAGCGGTAATTTTTGCGCCGGAACCAGCACCACCAGTAACTGTTAAATTAGTGTATGTTCCATTAGTGTACCCGGACCCAGCATTCGTAATTGAAATAACATTCATAGCACCAACAGTGTTTATAGTGTTGTCCGCGATGATTGGATAATGGAATATTTGTGAAAAATATCCCGCCGAACGTCTAGAGCCAATAGCTTCTCCAGCGTCATACCACGTATTTTCACGAATGTTATAAATGATAGCATCAGTACACTCGGTAGCGTTGCCACGTGGATAAAACCACCAAATCTCACCAAATCTAGGTATTTTAGACACCCACACTTTCTGACGTTGATCATAATTCAAATTGTCAAAAAAGTAATTCTGATTCATGTTGTTGGGAATTTCTTTCACCACACCGTTGTACAACAAGAATCTGTCGACACCACACCAATAGTAAACACCATCATATTCGATTACTGACTGTGAAGACATGATCGATGATTGGCTAGAGATAATGTCGTAGCGCCAGAATTGCGGCGGTGTGCCAGCACCACCAATATAAGACACTCGGACCAGCGAATCTAATGACCAAAAAAGACCAGATGGAGCATTAGAGCCGCCACGAACTGGTAGACCTTGCACGATTTTGCCGGTCGCTACGTTCACCTCATTGGCATCAGCTGAAACCCAGTCATTAATATTCCCTGCAGAACAGTTCCTGATAAATCCATTATTACCATACACAAAAACGTAAGGATGTAGGACTACTACGCCGCCGGAAACCGATACTTGATTATCGAAAGTAACAGTGACACCAGCATTTGTGGCAGTCGCGTTATTAGATAAAGTAACGTTAACAGTGGACACCGATACTACAACAGTATTAGCGGGTATACCGGTACCAGTTACTTTTTGGCCAGCACCAACCTGTATATTTGAAGCAGATAATACTATTATGGGACTAGTATTGGTAACATTTGCGGTAGCTGTAAAAACGCCTATTGCTGAGGCAGTAGTACCATTCACTAAACCACCTAACACCGGAGTATTGGTATTATTATCTACTAGGACTAAATTCTGGCCAGGGTGAGACAAAAGTAGCGTGTTGCCAGACCCGGTAGTGTCCGTGAAAATATCGAACTGCCACATATTGCTGTCATTACGCGTGAAATTAGACAACGTAAAATCAGTTAAACCCGAACCAATACCGACGCTATTAACAGGTAATTTTTGCAAGCCATCTGAATAACCGGAAAATACATTAGTAAATGCTTGCTGCGGGTTTACGTATATACCGCGTGAAGGACCGGCCAAATTACCAATGATTTGACGGTATCCACCCATTTTTCTTGGACGACCGCGTTGAAAACGACACCACAATCCGTCGGTGTAAAAATTCATATCAAATACAGTACCATCCCTCTGAATACCAGAAGTGGTATCTAGAGCAAATACCTTAGCGGTCATGTAAACACGCCTCCAGCGATCCCAGTGGTAAAGGTTCCAGTAGTTCCAGATACACCAGCACTAAATGTTCCGGTGGTGCCAGATACGCTGCTACTAAATACTCCAGTACCAGTTACCGACACACCAGCAGTGTTGACATCGAGTATTTGTGTTCCTAAAATTGTGACTCCGAATCTTCCAACACCGGGTCGAAACACGCCAGTGTTGACTTCAGCGCCAAAAGATAATGATGGAACTGAAACCGAACCATTGATTAATTGGAAAGATGTACCACCAGCTTGCACAGTGTTCGCATTAAGGAAGTTAACGCCATCGCAAACCAATGTCGCTTGTTGGCCAGCGGCTACTGTAGCATTAATGCCGCCGGGAACTCCAGTACTTACAGTCACCGTGAAACCATTGGCTGTTACTTGGTTACTAATAATATAAAGATTCACTACTGGTGGAAATACGACTGTGACATTACCAGTCAATGATCCTACATATTCTTGAATGTTATTACTTGCTTCCAGACTGGTCAGAGTAAAAGTTCCAGTAGTCACCGGATACACCAACGCTGTAAATGCAAAAGTCGAATTTTGACCATAGCCTACAGTAACATATTGACTACCAGTGCATATTATGAAAGCAGATTCATTCGGGTTAAAATTCTTAGACACCGAACCATCTATTAGTTGGGACGCTGTGGTGTTGATAGTCACAGTGCCGGTGCCGTTATTCTTGAACAAAGTAAACCAATTATTGCCGAAACTAGGGGCTGATGGCAATATTAGGCTACCTGCACCGCTTGACCACACAACAGTTTGTGCACGATCAGACGTTGCGAATGTATAATTAGCAGCGATCGAAGTTACTGGGTGGGATAAATTGAGAGTGGCGGATACTGCTACTAATCCAAGTCCTGCTAAGGAAGCTGCATCGGCAGATGATGTTCCGGTGCCAAATGCGATAATACCCCAAGTACCACCAACAGTGGCATTGGTAGTCACATATATATATTCGGCGACACCAGCAGGAATCGATATAATCGTGGCACCGGCGAAGTCCACCACCGTAAACGCCACAGCGCCTTTATTCCTGATCAGAGCATCAGTACCTACCGACGTCTGATTAGCGGGAGGCATATATAACTTCAAACTACCCACCGTAGGCGTGACTTCCATGATTCGTGCGGCGTAGTTACCGGTCGCATTACCATTAATAGGCCACGATAAGGTAATGTCCGCAGACATTGAAAACGACCGGTAGGATACATCGGTGGGTTGAATTACGTCACCGTTAAAAGGAGATGTATATGTCATGTGTCTTGCACCATAGCTTGACGATCAGCAATACGAGTGATGTCTTCAGTTTTTAATGTGCCTATGTACTGGGCATACATCTGCTGCCATAGGGCCGTTCGCGAGTCGTTCTTTAAGAATGGCATCGCTTGCAGTAATGATCCATATAATAGTGCCTGAGGCGCATATTCAGTAAACCAATTGGATTGGTTAGATGAGTCCAATGGTTGCACACGCTCATAATAAAGTACCTCAAAAGTATAGGCGGCAGCTGGGGTAGGAGCTACCAACCAATGAGTGTAATCATAATCGGCGTAATAAGCCGGTACGCCGGTTTCAGCAACATCTGGCCAGTATTCACGCAGGTATTCATATTTACGCAAGAGTATTGGCTGTTTAACACCGGCTACAGTAACATTCATAGACACTGTCTTGCGCCATCTTGCCGGTTTAGCAATGACCGAAGAGCTTATGACCATTGTTGAATTATTAACAGTGAGATTCCCAAGGAATTTAATATCTGCGGCGAGAGACTGTTCAGCCAGCATGATAAAAGTCGGGATTTTTTCAACCGTGGCGGTGTCTGTCCTTTCCAAGTAGGACTGAACATCCGCGACCAGTGAATTGTAAGTCATTACCGCTGCCGCAGTCATACTTGTCCTTTCATTTGGAGAGAACTACCGAATTATACCATGTCTTTCGCATAACGGCAATGTGAAATTACAATATGTACAACACCCGTTCGTCTTTACGGCGATTTTCCAGGCCTCTAAGTATTTTACCACCCGCCTTGCAATACTTCAGGAATTCACCAGCGGCACCCTCGATATCACCCCGATTATGCCTTTGACGGAGCGTTGAGCGTTGAAGGGTGCCTAAGCCTACATTGAAGCTAAAACTAACCAGAGCGTCCATCCAGCCTTGGCGAGTGCCAGCGTTAGGACAATATTTAAGTACTCCACGTTCGAACCTTTCAAGGTCTTTTGCAAGTATGGCATCTACCTCTTCCATCGTAAATACACGGTTCCAGCCCTCTGGAACTGCTAAGTTATTGCGCTCTTCAAAAGGCACCCTTGCGTGGTTAGGATCAATTACATGTCCCACGCCGATCGTCCAGAGTCGCGCCGGACACCGGTAAGGTTTGAGCCTAATACCCTCGTGGTGGGCAATCATCTTGAGAGCTTTCGGACTAATCATTTCCCGAATGCCCTACCACCGAAATGGAACGCAATAATCGAAGCGAACAGTGCTTGGGTCTCGTTATCCCAAAGCTGATCAGCTAGTGTATTGAAATCTACACCACTGGTAAATCCTTTATATGCCAACACACAATCGATACCGACTAGTAGAAAGAAAAATCCGTAAGTAATTACTGGCCTGACTGATGCGCGGAAGTCTTTCATGAACCGCGATGTGCCTTCGGACAGAGCCGCGTCGTGGGCGTATATCGCACTCATTTCTGCTTGTTGCGCACCGATTAACGACACCTTTTCATCAGAAGCTGTCTGCGTGCGTATTTCATCTAGCTTAATAGCTTCGATCTGCTGTTGTGCTACGTACCCAGCCGCTGCTAATTGCAGTTCACGTTCGGTCTGCATCTGTGCGAGCTTTAACTCATGACCCTTGTCGGCTTTATCTTGGAAAAAATCCAATATCTTGGGTAGACCGCCCATCAAAAATGATACGAGTGTTGAAAGTAGTGTAAGCATTATTCCCCCTGCATTAAAATCATTATCTTGGCGCGTAATTCACGCATTTTTCGTATCTCTTCCATCGCTGCAATTGTAGCGTTATTCATGTCCATGTACATAATCCCCATTACTGGTAAAACTATCACTAACACAAGACACAAAACAAGGACGGTGATGAGTAAGCTCCACGGTATGTGTGGCTCATTCTGATTAGGATCATTAGCCATAGGAACCACAATATTATGAACACGACCGCGATTATTGACGTCATCTGTTCCGCGATCTTTCTTTTTATATTTGCCCGTCGATATAATGCCACCCGTTGCTTTAATGATTCTTGACGTTGGACTTCTGCCCGTTCAAGCTTTACTCTATCACGCATCGCTTCGAATTCTGACCATATGGCACCAAGTTCCTTTGGTGCTTGGTATACCATCATTTCACGTAATTCGGTTTCCAGCCGAATCATTTCTTTCACCGCCATCACCCTGTTGAATGCTTCTTGGTTTACAGATAATTCGGGGTCACGGGCTTTTTTGGCCTTTAATTCTTCTTCGTAAACATGCGTTTCAAGCTGTTCATGCGCTTTAAAAAAGCCGCCCAAATGTCCACTGATATCTGCAACCACATCTTTGACTTTACCATACGCGTCAACCAACTCCATGCCATCAGCCTTAGCTGATTGGTATAGTTCACAGCCTTGCTTAATCGCACTTGCAGCCAACTTTGCAGCGGCGAGAATCGTGAGCGGGTCAATTTTACATTCCTATTAAACTTTTAACCAACTCGGCAGCAACGCCGGGTCCAAGAAGGACCATGGCCATAATCACGTACATCAAAATCTCGATCTTTTGCATTCGTTTAGAGTTCTCATCGAATCTGCGCTGAATGCCCTCGTATCGCTCAGCGCATACCGCTTCATGAACAGCTAAGCGTGTATCGGTATCCTCAGCCATTTGCGACTTCAGGCTCTACAGTGTTGGCCGCCTGTATCTGCGGTATGGCCTGATTATGAATAGACTGAATAAGCTGGAATGAATGAGTGTAAGGAAGCTGACCCAAAGCAGTCAGCAACTCGTTAATCTCGTCAATTGTAAATTTTAAGTTAATGTCCATATCTATTGGTCTTGTAGTTGTGACGTTGGTGGAGTGAAGTTTGTGGTGTAACGCGCTGTTTTTGTAATGCGGAGGTCGTCGATATAGGCTTTTAACCCACCATTAATTCCGCCTACATAAGCTATAACTGTTGCTGAACCAAGCGACGAAGAATTAGATGCAGTACCAATGTTTGTACCATTATGATAAAGCGTTACAGTTGAACCATTTCTTACTACAGCAACATGATACCAAGTGTTATTTGACAAGGTTACTGTTGGGCTAAAATTTGGCCCTGTGGCGTTTAAATAAACACTGTATCCAGTAGAAGCCACATTTAAAGCAAAATAATTTGCCCCACTTGTTTCCATTACAAAAATAGAACCGTCAGCACCGTTATCGCGGTTAAACCACGCTTCTATCGTGAAGTTACCACTAAACAAAAAGTTAGGTGTAGCTGGAAATATTAAACAGTCTCCAGTACCATCAAAATACATACTCGTCGTACCGTACTTCGCCTGTGTAGAACTAAGCGCCGCACCGCCAGCCGTCTCCAATACGTTCTTAGCCGTGTTATCAAAGATAGCGCCGTTGGTGAAGTTAGTGAGTAATGATGTGTTAGTGATTGCTGTAGGTGGCGCAGTAGGAGGAGTAAATGCAGCCGTATAAACTGCAGTTCCTTTAACTAAACGCATTCCTGTTATGTATCCTTGCCATACTTCACTACTAAGGTATGGGTCATTAGAAATAGCAAGCCCTGAATCGGTATAATCCCTTGCGGTAGCGCTTGTTGCTCTTGAAACTCCATTTAAATATAAAGTTGTAGTTCCAGAAACTCTACAAACAGCAACGTGATACCAAGTGTTCGGAACTATTGCGGATGAAGCCTGAACAATATACGCGTTTGAGTATATATAAATGTTTCCCGAAGCATCCGTAGCTAAACTCCATCCATTACCTGAACCTGAACTACTCCTAGTAGATACAATACTTCGATAATTTACATTTGCGCCAGTTAAATATATCCAACACTCAATAGTAAAATCTCCAGTACCAAATGCAAACGCTGAGTTTGTTCCAGCAGTTAAATAATCCCCCGTACCATCAAAGTACGCACTACCACCTATCAGTGATGTGCTGTAGGCAGAGTTCA